CCTCCCATTTCCGCTTGAGATCGGTGTCAAAGATATTGGGATACAACATCCGACACAGGATCAACGTATCAACCAACTTTCCTTTTGGCTTGAACTTTGGGTAAACCCTTTGAATCGCTGGTATGTCGTACTGGATGATGTTGTGACCTACCAATACGTCAGCGTTTTCAAGGATCTCAAGCCACTCCTTTGAGTCCCTCAACAACACCACACCATCGGCTGTACTCAAAGCACAGCAGTGGATCTTGGTTACATCACGACTCTTCAGAGCGTTCGTCTCCACGTCGAACACTACCGTCGATAAAGACTTTGAGCCTTCGGCTGTAGCAGAAGTCAAGGAAGTCTTCGAGCTTTTCGTAGGTGAGCTGGTAGAAACCGTCATTGGATTTGAAGAAGGATTGAAGGTACCTTTTCGCTGTTTCGGTAGCAGCAAGAACTGTTACCTTCAGCGGGTTCATCTCAGTGATGTGAACGTCAAAAGTCGGGTTCAAAAGAATCATCGAACTCTGCGGGTTTGTGTTTGCCGCCATTTTTAAACTCCAACATTCTGCCTGTTGATTCTTCGTATTTCACAGAACCGGAAACGCCACACCAGCCGGTGAAACGATTCTTGAGAACCCGTACCACTGTGCCCTCGGAGTCGTTTTCAGACTGCTGATCTCTTTCCAAACCGATGCAGATATCACTAAGTTGCCCAATAGCAGCGCTACCGCGAAGTTGCGAGAGCGATGTTTGTGCTCCGTTCTCATGACCTTTGTCTCCTGTAGGACGGCGTAAGTGTGACACAAGCAACATCCCGCAGCCAGTCTCTTCAACAAAACTGCGGAGTTTCGTCATCGTTTGATCAATTGCCCTTCTCTCATCGCCTTGATCAAGACCTGAGACGAGAATCGATAGGTGATCAAACACAATCCAACTACAGCCGCACCCACTAACCAAATGCCGTATACGGTTAAGCAGAACGGTAGGGTCAAGAGAGCCAAAATGGTCGTACAGAAATAGCCTGCCCGTTCCGAGAGTCCGATTGAACGCTGCTTCGATTTGCTCATCTGTGAAGTGACCTCGGTCAATGTGGACAGGATAATTAAGATCCATACCGACGAACCTCCGAGCAGTACGTCGTATGTTTTCTTCCAAAGCGACATAACCGACTGTTTCACCTTGTCGAACGAGAAGGTCATACGCAATTTCAGAAACAAAGGTGCTCTTCCCAATCCCTGAGCCAGCCGTGATAGTAACCAGCTCGCCTTTTCTCAGGCCGTGCAGCTTGTCATTTAGGAATCCGTAGGGGTACTCAGCGCTCTCTGTCTTGGGGTCTTCCAGGACCATCTGGAGCAGTTTGCTGCCGCTGATAATCCCATCAGGCTCGTACTCAGCAGCTGTCCAAACCATCTGCATGATGGCTTTACCATTGCCACCCACCAGGGCCTCGTTGGCGTCCTTGTAGCCTTCGATCTGGCCGATCTTACCTACGCGAGGCGGCAGTAGTTGAATGGCTTTCTTGACGGCTTTCTGACCGTGATCATCCGCATCGAAACAAAGGATGATTTCTTCAAACTTCAGAAGCCAATCGAGATTACTCCGAATGCATTTCTCTGCGGAGTCAGCGCCATTCGGTAACGACACACACGGCCAGCTCTTCCTAATCTCGGCGTAGCTGAGGCAATCGTATTCACCTTCAAAGATAACCAGCAGCTTGCCACCGTTCCACTTCTCTTGACCGAGAAACGTATTGTCAGGATTGGATCCGTGTTGGACAAACTGTTTGTTTGGTTTACGAATCTTGTAACCAGTGAGGCGACGGTCTTTATCGTAGATGGGCCAGAAGTAAGCCTCACTGTCGCCATAGGTACCCTTGAAATACCCAAAGAGTCGACAGACATTCTCCGAGATACCCCTTGATTGGATCGCTTGGTAGGTACCAATGACCGGGTCGATCTCTTTGTGGTTGTCATTAAGGTTTTCGATGGTGGACATCTGAAAGGAAGAGGAAGAACCAGAGACGTGGTAAGTACAACCAGGCGTGAAGCAGTGCTCACCCCCATCGTCATACTGAGCAACGTTGTCGCGGGAGCCACACTTAGGGCAGTTCAACCTACGCACAACGCGAGACATTAAAAGACCTCCAAGGAGAGTTACATCCCTGGAGGTCTAGGTCCTTTCTTCTTGTCCGAACAGACTGTAGCACCCCGTAGGGACCTACAACCAGCTCTTGGGAATCAAGGAGCCCTCACACCAGGGAACACTATACCGCTCACACCACGTTGCGTAGGTCATACGCCCTGTTTTGGTGAGCTTCTGATGCGGCTTCTGTAGGACCATACGGAGGTCAACATCAGGGTGCTGCTCACGAAACAGCTTGATGAGCCTCCTGTCCTCCGCATCAAAGTACCCCTTTACCTCAAGGACAACACCGTTATCCAGAAAGAAATCAGGGGTGTAACTACGGGGAATCAACAGATCAAAGCTTTGGCTTTCGTAGGTCCATTGATTCCCACTAGCTGTCAGCTGCTTAGCAACCTGACCTTCAAAGCCCGAACGAAACCCATCTGCTTGGCGTTTGCCGTACTTGTGGAATCGTCGGGCCATTTACTCAAAAGTCAGGATCTTCGCCAGTCACCGTAGCAAGTTCTTTCAGGTTTGGTTTGGATTGCTTGAACCCGTTCTGCACCTTGAAAGCTTTGGTGATATCGAAGTCACCACGGTCAGCACCTGCTGTAGTTACAGCTTGAAGCACCTGAATACCCTTGGGACACAACCTGAGACCACCCTTAGGGCTCTTACGAGGGATGAAGGTAGGCTTCACAGCCACCAACACCATCGAGCCTTCACGCAGCTTCAGATCACGAGCAATGGGCTGCAGCTCAGTGTCTACAACAGGCAGAGGGAACTCTTCGTAAGCCAGCTTTGCAGTCAGCTTGACCAGCACAGAGCCATCCTGATTGGCCTCAAACGGGGCATCAAAGAAGCTCTTACGCCCCGTGGCATCGCGCCACCACTCACAAGCCTTGTCGTACTCCTCTGAAAGCTCTTCCAGCAGCTCCTCAGCGTCAGCTACAAGGACCTTCAAGCGGAAGTCACAGGGTTCACCGTTGTAGGTAGGAGTCTCGTAGAAGTCAGGGATCCAACCAGTCAGGGTTCCTTGGATCTGCATCTCGTTAACGACTCAAGTCGAAAGGACCCACAGAAAGTACCTGCGGTGCTTACGCCTTTGGTAGACCCTCTAGGACAGCTTTTAAAGTGGCCTCTTTAACTGGCCGCTGGAGAGAACCCTCTTTAAGTTTTAAGAGCTCTTTTAAAGAGGTTTTTAAAGAGGTCTTCTGTTGTCTCCCTTCTAAGACCCCTTTAATACCTCTTTTAAAGAGGTTCTTCTGCTGTTACTTAAAGGCCCAATCAAATGACTCCCAAAACTCCAATGAGTGATAGTCAATTAGATGACTTCATCGACTCATTCTGGGATGAAGTAGATAAAGAGCTTGAAGAAGCTACTCAAGATGATCAAGATGATCCTTCTGTGTGGGAGCAAAAGTGATGAGTAAGAAGCACGAAAAGACAATTACTCTCGATCCTGAAAAGCTTCTTGAAGAGTATGAATACGCTCGTAGTGAGTACAAGAAAGCTATTGGTGATCAGCTTCGTGATTACTGGGATGGGTATCTCAGTGCTTTTGAACGGTTCTTGGATGAGGCAGATATTGATTACTTGTGACTGGTAAAGAACGACTGTTCTTGGAAATCTTCTACATCACAACAAACGTATTCATCATCGCTGGAGTAATTCGACATTGGAACCGATGACAACTACAACTCAGTACACCGACGAAGAACTCAACGCCATGTGTGATTATCAAGAGGCTCTTAAAAAGCTTGATGAGCTTGAAGATGAACTGATGCTGTGTGATTTCACTGACCCCAAGCGGTATGAAATTGATCGTCAGATCACTCAAACAGAGGCTTGGATTGAAGACCTCCTTGCTACTGCAAAGAAATGACTAAACAGTGTTACGACGTTCAACTAGCTGAGGAGTACACATTTGATTGTGTAAAGCTTTACGCCTCTTCAAATAATGAAGCTATTGAGCTGACCCAAGAGCTATTCCCTGGTGTTCAGGTTGCTAGTGCCAATTTGAGTCCTGAATGGAGTGATGACGAGCAATGACTCAAGAACACCCGATTACTCCGCCGCCTCTTGAATCCCTGCCCGACTAGTCAACATCACTAACCACCATGAAAGAATCTCAACGCACCTGCCGCTTTGTAGAACTAAAAAACTACAACATTGATCGCAAGGGCGACGACTTCCTCGAAGTCACCGAGTGGACCAATGCAGAAGGGTTTGATCTCCACCTCAGTCGTGGTGAGCAGTGCATTTCACTGACGTGGGAAGAGTTCACAGCTCTACAAGAGGCTCTTGGAGATTGGATCGAGCAGCCCAACTCCACTTGTCCTCACATTGTCTCTAGTGATGAAGGCACTAGTTACTGCAGGCTTGCTGAAAAAACAGCGGACCTGCTAGCCAAGCTGCGTGTTTGAAGCCCAATGAAACCACCAATTGAACAGTGCCTCGTGGCGTACTGGAACAACGAACGCTTTGGTAACTCCCTGATCGATGCTCCAGAGCGGATGCAAGCGGTGTTTGACGTGCTGGCTGAGTGGTGTGACCAGCTTTGCTACTCAGACACCGCACAGAGGCTTAGAGACGCCTCTGGTAACGTGGATGGTTAACCTTCAGACCAAGGAAAGCCACTGTTCGATTCGTCATCGTCGTACAACGTCTCTAACTCACCATCCTCATTCACAAACAAACAGCGGCTTTCCTTGATCTTTTGGTAATCATTCTCCAACAGATCAGCAAATGCACCGACTAACGATTGGCACAGCCCTGCTTCTATTACTGACTTATGAAGGACGGCTTGTGCCTCAGC